TTTCTTATGATTATAAATGCTATTCATTTCCTCATCTGTAAATTCACCATGCAACAAATATATGTTTGGTAAATTTGTAGAATTTACTGTAGATTGAATAACTTTAATTCGTTTAATGATTTCATCTCTATCCATATAGGATGCACCAACTTGAGTTGTTTTTAGAATTAGGGCTGGCTTCTTTGATTTATTTTTAAATGTCTCTAAGAATGCTTTCACAAGTAATCCTACATTTTTTCTATCTTCTCCAATTTGACCATTCATCCAATGTCCACAAAACAAATATGCAAAATCCTCTTTTACATTGAAATCAACCATACATGGTTTTGAATCTGGTTTGTAAATATCTGTTCGAGCCCCCTCAAACAATATATCGCTATCTTTTGTCCATTCTACTACTCCAATGGGTTGGTTCGTTTTTTGGTCTCGTTTTTCAAATTTTGAATTCTTTAGAATGTCAATTGTATGTTTTGAGGAACCTAATACTAGATCCATCCGTTGACATCCCTCTATCCATTCCGCAGGTGCAATAGTTGATTCAATTCCTGCTGTAATTCCAATATTATATTTCCCAATTGGTTGAAATTCATTTGGAACCGTAATCCATATCATGATATCGGGTTGTTGTGTTAACTGATTGATAAAATGATCCTCTAAAAATTTCCATTCAGGATTTTCATCTATGAAATTCATTGGAGTATTTCCCCATTTGCATGGGATAATTTTAACATCCCATTCATCTTTTTTTAACTCAATGATTGCTTTTGCAACATCCCTTGATCTTGCTCCATAACCCGAGAAGGTTTGAATAGGGGCATATATAACACATGTGTTTTTATTCATAACTTTATTTTAATAAAATAATTCGTGATTAATTGTATCTTCTTTAATCTCACCTACATTGATGAATTCAAATTTTAAGCGTGGTTTCCACGTAGAAAATAATTGATCTATCGCGCTAATAATTCTCTTACCCATTATTTCTCCAGTAAATCCACCTTCATTTAGAGCAAATTCTCTACCTTTTAATCCTAATTGTTTTCTTTCCTCTCTAGAAAAATTATACACCTCCATCATTTGCTCGGCTGCATCCTCTGGTCTACATCTATCATCCCAAATATATGGTGTGGTTGGAGAACCTTGAATTGATCGATTCGTTGGATAAACGGGAAATGTCCATTCTCCATGCTCTACATATCTTGCTGTATGATTGGATGGGATTTGGGATGATGGATTAAACCATTTACCTTCTTCATCAATAAATCTCATCTGATCTTGCATCCCACCTGTAACGTTAGCTATAATTGGTGTTCCCGCCAATATTGCCTCCGTTAATGATAGACCCCAACCCTCATTCGAGGTTAATAAAATTTGAGCATCTGCTAAATTATATAAAACATTCAATTGAGATGAATCAAGTTTTGAAGTTGAAAAATATATTGCTGAGGGGTAATCTTTAAATAATATTTTTCTAACAGTCTCTAAATCTGTTCCATGATCTGAAATTAGAGCATCTGTGTGGATAATAAATGCACATTTTTCTGCTTTATCTTTTGGCAATGAATCTAAAAATTTCCTAAATGCAAGCATTGTATCGGGAAGTTGTTTTCTTCGGATATTTCTTGAATTAAAAAATAAAACAAAATCCTTCTCATATTTTCCAAATATATTTTTTCTCGCCTCAATTATCTCGGGATCATTATCATCCAATGGTTTAAATATATTCTCGTTTAATCCATGAGGAACATATTCAATAACTTTATCTTCAGCTTTCTCACCCAATACTAATTCATTGATGAGTTTTGTTTGTTTTGAGATAGCCAACAACGCATCACATGATTCATAAAATGATTTATTATATAATGGAGTAGGTAAATCATCCCATATATTTAAATAAACTATAGGACATTGCTTTCTAATTTCATTTTCTATTGAAAATAACCACTCAAAATATCTAGGGTCAGTTATCAACATTATAGCATCTGGCTTCTCTATTTTAAGTAACTGTCGAATCAAGTCTGGATTTCCATACCCATCAGTTGGATATAAGAATACAGATGCATCTTCTACTCCTGAATTTTTTGCTGTATCTTGTGATAAGTCTAAATGTTTTCCTTTCTCGGGATGTTGGACAGCTCCTGCAATTTGAACCCAATTGAAATGTTGACATGTGTTGAGTACCATTTCACGAGCCACTGTTGCTATTCCCGAATGGACTCTTATATCATCACATATAAGAAGGATTTTTTTACGCTCGGTTTGAGGTAAATGATTGAATTTTTCTTTCATATTTTATATAACTTTTATTTTTAATATAATAACTATTTTTTAATTTTCCAAATTTAAATCATTATGGTTGTGAATTTGTTTGCGGAAATTTTCATCTGTTATGTACAAATGCATTGTACGTTCTGCTAATTTTTGAAAGCTAAATTTTCTTTTTATACATTCAACACGAAATTGCTCAAATAAATCTTTGTCTATTTTTACGCTTGTTAGGGTTTGGTTACTTGTTTTACTCATAATATTATTTTTTTGTTAGTATGTTGTATATACGTATGTAGATATTATGGGTAAGTCGCAGAACAAAAATGCACTTTATAAAAAGGACACCATCTGCAATTATCGTTTAGTTTTGGTTGGTGATCTACTTGTTTAAATCCGTTTTGATCAAACGCCTCTTCTATAAAATTTAGCATTGCTATTTCTGCTTTTTTTATTTTTATTTTACCTGAGGTTGGTTTGTGTTTTTGGATTCGTTTGATGACAAAATCTTCACTTTCCCTTAACTTGCGTTTTACTATAAAAAATTCTATGTCAATATTATCTATTGGGAAATTAAAGTGGTCTGCAAAATATTTTTTATATAATAGGAGTTGATATTGTTTTATTTCGTTTTTTTTATCTTTATCTCCCCAACCCCAAGTTGAAGTTTTAAAGTCTATAATTTGGATTGTATTAGTTGGTTCGTGATATAAAACAGCATCTAAATATGCTTGGTAAACTACATTCGGGTATTGTGGGTGTGGATTTAATGTGATAGGAATTTCAACCCCCACTAAATGCCATCCTCGTTTAGAGAAATGTTTTGATTTATTTTTTGCAAAATCGCGGATGATTTCTATTCCATCATCATAAAATTCTCTAAGTTCTGTTGGATTAGAAAAATGTTGTTTGTTATTTGATTTATATTGTTTGGCGTATTCTTCTCGTAATGTATCCTCGAACATTTCTGAGGTATTTATTTTATCTGCTGCTACTCCACTTTGTTCATAAAATGTGGTTAGGTAATGTTGGATAACCTCATGTATGGCGGTACCGAATACAGTATGGATTGTGGAGGTGAATTGTTTTTGTCCTTCTTTATATTGTAAAGACCATTTTTTTGGACATTCAGAATACATTGAAAATTGTGAGAAGGAAATAAGTTTTTCACTTGTCCAATCTATATCACGTTTAATTTTTCCTCGTATATCTTTTACGATTTGGGGGATAACCTTTTTCTTAGCCATTTGTTTAATATAAGAATGTTTTTTTATATTTCCAAGGAAAAAGAAACCTCCACAGTAGCGAACGTTGGAGGTTTTCACCGTCACGGTTTTGTAACGGTCCTAAATGTTATTTTATAATTCCGGCTCTTAATTGCCATAATTTCATTTCTTCAATATTTTCTTGAGAACCGATTATATTTGAATAATCTCTCATTCCTAAAGTTGAACCCATGCGAGATAGATCAATTGCATTTTCCGCTACGCGATGTAGATCCATATCGTCTTTTGCATCTTCTCTAGCATATTCTAGAAGACGGATAAAAAGTGGAACGTCTAGTTTTATGGTGTCTTTTGGGTTCATTTTTTTAAAATATTATAGTGACGGGAAATCTTCTGTGTTGAAAGAAGCTACTATGTCTTCTCCTTCTGTTGAGAATGTAACTGGGGTTGAAGATAATGGGTCTGTTAGGGTAATATTACCTTTGGATGAAATGTAATCATATGCAGGAGTAAACATTTCTGCTTCTTCTCCATATAGATCTTCATCAGCCCAGTTTATTTTTTCAAATGTGTAAGTTTGGGGACCTTCTTGAAAATCATCTCCTAAATCAATTGAATCGAATAATCCTAAAAGATAACTTTCTACACCAGAATTCATCCCACTCATTTCCTCATTCATTTTACCTTTTGAAAAATGTTCAAAGGCAATTTCATAGTCTGTTTTTTCACGATCAAAAATATTTCCAACCATTCCCATACCAACGAAGTTTTCGTTTAGTGATTCGTTAGTTTTGGAAGTTTTATTTTCATCCAATTTTTGTTTATATTCACCTTCTGTGATGATGCCTGAGAGCATTTGCATGCGTAGTGTTTCTTTGTTCATTTTTTTATATTTTATTATAAATATTATAGATTTTTTTTCTCCAATATTGTTTTTACCTTTTGTAGGTAAAGAATTGCATCCATATGTTCTTCTAGAGCGTGGTTAATGTAATCTATGAGTTCTAAATCGGTACGATCTAAATCACATCCGTATTTGTTTTTTCCAAATTCTGCTCTTTCAACAAATTTATCAATTATTGAATCTACAATTGAATCTGTAACTTGAATTTCTCTATTCATTTTTTTAATAGTTTATTTGCTTCTTCATCATTAATTCCCATCTTGTAAAGTATCTCTAATATACCTGGTTTTCGGAGTATATCCATATATTCTTCGGCTTCTCCAATCCCACATTCAAAATATTTTGCTATATATTCTGCTAAGGTTTTGTTTTGGATTTTCTTTTTAGAACCAATCCACTTAAGGTATACTTTTCTTTTAGGTAACATTTCTCTGTAAATTGAATATATTTGTTGTTTTTTATCGTACGGGATTTTTTGAATATAGTTTACTAGTTCTATATAATCCGGAGACATAGATAAATATTTGTGGATCATAAATGTATTCCATTTATCCCAACTTTCCAACGAAATGTTTTCAATGGGGGATTTATGTTGGGTGATTTCTTCCAACCACCCAAATAAATCTTTTATATATTTTTGTTTACTCACAAAGATATATCTTTATATTCTTCACGTAGTTCTGGTGGTAAAGAGTCTACTAGAATTTTTTTACTTTCTATATCATAAAATACAGGGATTGGGATGAGTGCATCCTCATCTGAACCAATCATGAATTTTGAAATTTTTCGGATGATGAATCCTTGAGCAAATAGATTACCTCCATCAAATCCAGTTACTGGAGTTGTTGTGGTAAAATCAATGTTTAATTGTGGTTTTTCCATTTTTGTTTGTTTGTTGTTTATTATTTATAATATATCCAATATTTTAGCTATACATGCTAAAAAGCATATTTCTTTATCCACTAAGGATACACTTTGGAACATATGCTCGTTTACTATAATAGTCACGAGTCCTTCTTTTCCATTTGTAAATTTTGATGAATCCTCAAATAATTTATTATATAATGAGTCGAAATCTGATAGATCATTATCAGCTATTAGTTGTCTAATTGTGGTGAATGATTTTGGGTTTGGTTTAGATAATTCTATTATTATTTTATCTTCTGCATCTGTACTGTTGTTTAGTTGAGAGGATAAAACTAGTTTATTATCTATAATATGTTTTTGAGCGGTATTAAATGTTCTACGAATATCTGGGTAGCAACTATTGATTATTTGGGCTAGGTCTGATATTTCAAATTCAATTTGTTCTGTCTCTAGGATATTTTTTAAATGAAGAGCTACTGCTTTTTTACTTGGTGGTTTTAGATTATAATCCTCTAAACGTGAGCGTAGCGGTTCTATCAAACGTTCGGGATAGTTCCCTGTTAATATAAAACGAGTATTTAAACTATATGTTTCCAACATATTCAAAAGCAACACTTGTGATGCTTGTAGAATATGGGTTGCTTCATCTAATATTACAATTTTTGGAGCACTTTTGAATGACATGGTGGAAACAAAAGGTAATATCTCGTTTCGAATATCATCCATTGAACGCTTATCTGTTGCATTCAAATACAAATAATCGCAATCTATATTTTTAGCTAGTATTTTTGCTAATGTGGATTTACCCGAGCCTGCTTTACCATAGAAAAATAGATGGGGGATGTTTTGTTCCTCTATCCATGTTTGGATTTTCAATTTGAAATTCTCGTCACATATATAACCCTCAAGAGTAGATGGTCTATATTTTTCGTTTAAAATATAATGCTCTTTTTTCATAACCTTAATATACAAAAAAAGCTTGCAATTTGCAAGCTCTTCTTTTAATTTTTAATCCCTATCATTCTTTAATCCCTATCATTCTTAATTGCCCAGGATGCCAATATCTATCTAATGTGGCTTTATCTACTGGGGTATCTATCCATTTATNTCTCANNTTATAATNAGTGTATCCACTTTTTGGATCACTATATGAGGTATGGATATTACCGTCTCTATCTGTCCAATTATATTCGTTTGCTGTAGTATAGTATGTGCTATCTGGGGTGCCTCTTCCGTTATCTGTGGTTAGGGGGAGGAGATTGTTTAAATAGCGTTCTCTATTTATTGTATCTTCTCTGTTGGATTTTTCTCTAAAGCTTTTTCCCCAAAAATCATCGCGGTATTTTTTTACTATTTTAGTAACTTTACCTTTTTCTTGTGGTGTTAAAGGTCTACCCATTACATTTTGAATATGATCTTTAACATCATATTCGTGATGGTGTTGGTTTTCTTGTGTGTAGGGATTATCTTGGAAAAACATTTCTACTTCAGATGTAATATCAATATCTTCTTTTAAGATTTTTTGAATTTCTTCTTTAATGAGTTGTTTAAGATCTGAGTGTTTCATTTTTTATTTTATAATTCCGGCTCTAACAAGCATTTGTCGTTTTTCCCAATCCAATTCCTCTTGTAATTTTTGTTTAAAATCAAATGTGATTGGTTGAAGTTTAGATCTTTGATCAGCTGTTATACCAGTTACTACTAGTTTATATTTTCGTTCAGCACCTGAGCCAACAGGTTCTACTTCATATTTTACTGTGGGTACATCACCTAGTCTTGCCTGTAATTGTTTTTTAAGTTTGTCGGCTTGGTCTGCTGTGTTTACTGTTGTGGATAATGGGGGAGCTGGTGGTGCTTTAGGTTTTATATCTTGTGTTGGTTTTTCTTTATCTGTTTGTCTTTCAACATCTATAAAACTAAAGGATACATTTGCATTATCCATAATAGTTTTTAAAACTTTTCTAAGATATGATTTTGGATTGAAAGGTGATTTTTCTAAAGGAAAAACAATTTTATCATCTTCTATATTAAAATGAACATCTTTCTCCAATTTACCTGCATATTTTTTCAAATTATCAGGTGTTTTCATAGGAAAATAATTTTTACCATATTTTCCATAAAATTCTAATGGTAAAGATTTACCGGAGAGTGTTTTTAGCCAATCCTCAAATTCCCCTTCATTTCCTTCAGATTTCCAAGCATCGAATTTGGATTGGTTTTTTTCTACTGTTTCTGACCATGCCTCTGGGGCTCTGTTTTTGATATCCTCTATTTTATTATCTTTTTCCTCATCTGAGCGTGAATCCCATTCTTTCCAAGCTGCGCCTGCTTTTTGGGCTGGGATAGAAGGGCCAAAAATTTTAGTGATAATTTTAGGATCTCTCATATTTTGAGCATATATCCCATAATTTTTAATATTATCTAATGCTTTTAAAGCATCCTCGATTGAATCAGGTTGAATACCTACATCATATGATGCTCGTAGGAGTTTTTGGTCAGCTCCTTCTTCATCTTCTATTTCGCGTAAAATGTCTCTTAATTTCATATTTATACATATTAGTCTTCACCGTAAATGTTAAAACGTTTGGGTGGAGATTGAGGAATTTCTTCTACTTTAAATTTTATAGCGAATATTTTGGAATTTAGTGGTTCTAATCTAAAATGACATTTATCATTTGTTTTTTGAAAATATGCCTCTAGAACATCAGTAAGGGAAGGATATTCAATATCCTCCCCAACTAATTGCCAAGTATCACCTTTACCACTTATACGTTGAGCTATTAAATGGTTATATTCTACTTTCTTTGTTTCCATATTACATCATACCCATCATGGAAGGATCAAATCCACCATCTTTTTTATCTTCTGGTTTGTCCACTACTACACATTCTGTTAATAGAATTGTTCCAGCAATGGATGAAGCATTTGAAAGAGCTTGTTTAGTTACTTTGTGAGGATCTAAAATACCTGCCTCTTTCATATTAACTATAGAACATGTTTTAATATCATATCCAGCCCATTCATCATCTTTTAATTTAAGATCATGTTGTGAAATCATGCGAGCATCAGCTTCTGAGTATCCAGCGTTAAATAGGATTTGCTCAAATGGTTTACCACATGCATTATATACAATTTTATATCCAAATTTAAAATCATCTGTGGTATTTTCATTTTTAATATCATTTAATGATTCTCTAGCATTTAAAAGTGCAATACCACCTCCGGGAACAATACCATCAATTAGAGCGGCTTTTGTGGCCTGTAGAGCATCATCTACTCTATCTTTTTTCTCTTTCATTTCAGTTTCTGTGTTACCGCCAACATGAACGATGGCTACACCACCAATGAATTTTGATAAACGTTCTTGAAGTTTTTCCATTTCAAATGGAGTTGAAGATAAAGCAATTTGTTGTTCAAGATCTTCTACTCGTTTTGTAATTGTATCTTCATTTCCTTTACCATCAATAACTGTGGTTTTATCTTTTGTAACAGTAACTGTGCGTGCTTGACCGAACCAATCCCATTGGAATTTATCTAATTTCATTCCTTTATCTTTATCAAATACAACTCCACCAGTTAAAATTGCAATATCTTCCAAGATCAACTTTCTACGTTCACCGAACTCAGGCGCGCGAACTGCTGCTACTTTTAATGTACCACGCATTTTGTTGACTACTAATGTTGAAAGCGCTTCTCCATCGATATCATCGCAGATAATCAACAATGATTTATTAGCTTGAGATACTCCTTCCAAGATAGGTAACAAATCCTTTACAGCTGAAAATTTATGGTCTGCAATAAAGACATAAACATCATTTAATGTGGTTGACATTGTTGAGTTGTTTGTTACAAAATATGGTGATTTATATCCACGATCAAATTGCATGCCCTCTACTGTCTCTAAATATGTTTCTCCGGTTTTAGATTCCTCAATATAAACTACACCTTCACGTCCTACTTTCTCCATTGCTGTAGAGATCAACTTTCCAATGGTTGGATCATTGTTGGCAGAAATTGTGGCAATTTGTTCTAGTTGTTCTTCTGTGGAGATTTTTTCATGTATTTTTTTCAACCCCATCAATACAACATCAACTGCTGAATCGATTCCTCTTTTAATTTCAACAGCATTTGCTCCATCGTTCAAACGAGTTAAACCTTGTTTAACGATTTCGCGTGCTAAAAGTGTTGATGTTGTTGTTCCATCTCCTGCGTTATCTGCTGTTTTAATGGAGGCTTGTTTGATCATGTTGATTCCAAGATCCTCAATTGGGTCCTCTAATGAGGAAATTTCACGTGCTACAGATACACCATCTTTTGTACTATGAACTTGTCCATCTTTCATATAGACAACATTTCTTCCGTTTGGTCCTAAAGTTGAGACTACAGCATCTGCTAATTTATCAATACCTTTTACTAACCTTTTTCGAGCATCTGCTCCAAATTCAATTTGTTTACTCATATTATTCTTCTATTACTTTTGCTAAAATTTGTTTTTCATTTATAATATAAAATTCTTGACTGTCGTGTTCGATTTTTGTTGCTCCCATAGTAGGTAATACAACTACATCTCCTACTTTAACTACAGTAGATACAAATTCACCAGTTACGGTGTGAGTTCCTGGTCCAACTGCTATAACAGTTCCATGAACATTTCTATCTTTTCCCATATCTGGAACGATAATGGAGCCATATTGGGTTTCTTCTACCTCAATGGGTTTAACAATGACTGCATCAAATAGTGCTTCTAATTTACTACTCATATTTCAATTGATTTTAAAAGGTTATCTAATCCGTTTTTTACTTCATTCCAAGTTGTAATATACTCTTTGATAGAGGAATATTCACCTTTGTTTTTGTAAAATTTTTCTTTTGCAATGCGATTTAAAGCATTTGTAAAACTACTGTAATATCCAATTACATTTTCTTGTTCTTTACCTGTGGCTTTTTTTCCTCCAAAACCACGAGTGGCTGTTGATTTTTCTATTACTGTAAAATTTGAAGCATCTTTTACAACATAGAATGGTTCCATTTGAGGATCTCTAATAATACATGATGTTGATTGAGGATCAATTTGATCCGTGCGGGACGGACGTCCTTTAGGTTTTTTTTCTTCTACCATAACTTATTTTAATTTATAACTTTAATATACGAAAACTATTTTAAGAAAACAATTCATTTATTCATACATATTAAAAACTTCTATCTTCTTTACGAACCATATAATAAGTACTTTGAATATCTCCAGTATCAAACTCTAATTTCATTAGACCCTGAGAGTTGAGATATAATTTACCTGTTTTTAGGTCTTTATTTGTGTTTAAAATATTTTTAAATTGGTTTGAATTAAATGGTAATTTTATATCCTCTACTTTAATATTGCCGTACAAATGGTAAGTTACTTTATTATTGTGACCATGTTCGTCTCCGAATGTAAAAGTACACATTTTATCTCCATTTAAATCAATTTCAGTAGATACCATCATATTATCTATATCACCCAATGCTGTTTTAGCTTTAACTAGATTTAATAGATCTTCTGAATCTAATGGGAAATCTGCTTCCCATTCTGGTTCGTTTACTGTTCCAATTCGAGGTATTAGTAATGGATCAGCTAAAGCATATGTTAAATCAAATTTGCTATCTTGGATATGTAATTTGGTGGGAATGTTTTTATGTTTTTCAATATTAAGGAGTAATTCACCTTGAGTAATATTGAGTAAACTAATGAGTTTTTTAGTATCAAAGATGGATAGTTCACAATCTTCAATACCAGCATTAGAACATACTATTTTACCAATTACTTCTCTATTGATAGATGTAAAATTGATGGTGAGGGTTTTATCTTTTATATCCCATTTTACAGATTCATTCTCACCTAGGTAATATTTGTTGATTGCGGCTTGTAAATGTAATTTATTTATCATAACAATTAATATAAGAAAAAGCCTGTCGAGAGACAAGCTTTTTTAAAAGAGATGGGATTTTATATTTTACCTGATTTTTTAAGTTCTAGGTATCTTTCTCTAACTTTTTGCATCCAGTCATAATATCCTCTTCCTTTAGCATGGTTATAAGGATAACTATCTTTATCATCAAGGTGAGTTGATAGGGTTTTTTCAAGTGATTCTACTCCAGTTAAAGTTATTAGTTTCCCATCTACCCATTGATAACTTGGAAGTTTTAATAAATTTCTAATATATCCGTCAATATTATTTCCCCAATCATCTTTAGGAGTCATACTCTCTCTTCTATTTCGTTCTCTTTGAGCGCCATCATGTCTTCTATCACTTTCTAATCTATCCCTTTCATTTTCATTTAATGGTGGGTTTAATTTTGGCAGTTTATACCCTAACAGTTGTTCTAAACGTTTTTGATATTTCTCTCCTCCATTTTCTACATACCACCAAGCAGTTTCTAGGATATCAATCAAATTATCTAAATCCGAGAATTGAAATCTTCCCTTTTCATCCAATTTATGAATATGGGCTATACTTGCTTCTACCCATTTTTTTAGAGAATCCTTAAAATCACCCTCATTGAGTGAGGAAGATTTTTTTTCTTTGTTCAATTTTGTTTTATACTCACTTTCAGTGATAATGCCTGAGAGCATTTGCATTCTAAGATTTTCTTTGTTCATTTTTTATATTTGAGATTTTATATTAATAAATATATAAAGAAATAATAAAATTATTAAGTTTTTTATGAAAAGTTAAAGAATTTTGCTTTATGGGGGTTGAGATTTAACTGCCATCCAATATCTGAGTATACAGTATGTAGTTTATTTCTGATGATACTATCAAATAATCCATCTCTGTCTATATATTTATTGACCATTTCCAAAATTTCAGGAGCATCATTGTATCCATTCAATGCTACTACCTCTATTTTATATGGGTTTGGTTTTAGAGCAGCAATATATATTTTATCTCCAATGGTAAATTCGGGATACTGTTTGGTTAATCCTTTAAATCGTAATATATCATTTGATATAATTGCTGATTTTGTATTTATAGGACATTTTAATTTGAGTTTTGAGAATATTTCACCGGTGGTTGGTTTTCGCTCAATATATTCATCTAGTTTTTTAAGTCCTACGGGTTTAAGGAGTTTTTTCCAATCTACTTTATAGATGGAATCTTTGAAATCCATTACGAATTTATCTATTTCCTCTTTAGGTTTGGAAAATAGGATAGATTTAATTAGTTCTTCTCCAAATTCTCTAAAATATGGGGGGAAATTTGATTTCATGATATCTAAACCTTTCATCTCTAATTCCTCAATTTCAACCCCCTCTTTATTTACAATATACATTGCATATCTACGTTTACCTGACCAATATGCTTTTTCAGCAATTACTTCTTGTTTTAATTCAAAGTGATGTCCCTCTATTATATTGAATAAATTTTGGGAGATTTGATTTAAATTATCATTAGATACTTTTTGAAGTTCATCTGTTAATACTAATAAACGTTTGATTTTTTCATCTCTATCATTATAATTTAGGTCTGGGTTTCTATGTAATAAGAGGTCTGTTAAGTACATGTAAAGAGAATCTGTATCGCTCGCGATAACAAATTTTTTAGGTTCTATATCTAATTGTTCAGATATATATTGGTTGGCAAATTCAATTGATTCTTTAGTTAATCTCTGACCACTATTTGTAATAGCTGAGGAGCATATTTTAAATCCATCAGTAAAACGCCAGGAGTTAATAGCATATGTACCGTAAAGAGCGTTTTGTAAGATTTTGAAAGCCATCTGATACAAATCATATAATTTATAATTTTCCCAATCTTCAGATTTACCTGCTTTTTTCTTCAACCCTTTATAATGATTTCGTTTATCAAACCAATCCCCCAATACCTCACAAGCTATACTTTTAGTATCTGTTCTAAAAAATGCTCCACTAGCTGATATAGTCCATTTATTATTTTCTATAAGTTTAATTAGATTACCTATAGTAATATGAGCATCTTTTAATCTATATGAATATTTATCTAATTTTTGGATATGAATTTTCTCTTCAGGGTCACGTTGTTTAAGTTGCTCAAGTGAATTATGTTGTTCATAATTATTTTTTGTAACAATTCTACCCATTAAAGTTTCAACTCCTAAATTCAAAGATTTGATGATTGAAGGATATAGTGATGTAAAGTCAAGATCAGATACATCTGAGTATAATCCAGGTATAGGATCAAGAAGATATCCACCAGCATATGAATCTTTTTTTCGGATAGATTTAACAGTACGATGAATAAATTTATTTGATAATGTTTTAACTATTGCTATTTTTTCATCCTCAAAACTATAGATATGACCCTCAATCGTGGATGTACCCCGTTGGTGAATAATATGATCTCCAACCTCCAATTCTCTAATGGTAGGGTTTGTTGTGGTAGGTTTATTTGGGGCAACTATGTTTTTACGTTTTAGATATGTTAAAATAGCACCCTCATTCAATGTTGTGTTATAGTATATAGATTCATATGGGGTGTGACATAGATGAGAGATCAAAACAGTTAATTCAATAAATTTTTGTTTTTCCTCTAATGCCTCTATAATTTCAACATCTCGAATATTATAATCAACATATTTTTCTTTATCCTCAGCAAATAATTTATCTAAACTACCATTATATTCTATTTTACCTAGTTTAGCATATTTTAATCCAATATCACCTAACTTATAAGATGATTCTTCCTTCATAATATACTTTTTCAATAAAAGCATATAATCTAAACTGTTAACTAACCCAATTTTAATTGGAGAATTTCCATTGTTTACATTTTCCTCTATTTTTTTAATAGGAGATAAACGTAAAACTTCATCCCCCATTATTTTTCGGATGCGGTAATATAGATAAGGAATATCAAAGAAATCTGAGTTGTATCCTACAACAATAGTGGGATCCATTTGTTCCCATTTGTTTAAAAATTTAGAGAGTAATTGTTTTTCAGAGGAGCAAGGAATAACAATTTTACCATTTATATTTGCTTCCTCCATTTTACCTTCTTTATCCAAGATAAAACATATTTTCTCTTTTGTTGAAACATCAATTAGAGCAATTGCGGTTATTTCTGCATTTGCCTCTCTGATGGTGTGTGGGGTAAGAGCACCTAAAATTTCAATCTCAATATCTAGATAAACTATATTATGGTATGATGGTCTATCATCTGTTTTATAATATAAATCCCGCAACAGAACCAGTTCACGGTCAATGTCTTTTTCCAATATGGTAGGATCTTTTCTATCATATCTACCTTGAATAGGAGAACATCTATCCCCAAATAATGTTTCAAATTCACCTTCCTCATCTAGTTTATAGAGGGTAGGCCAATATTGGAAACAGGATATACCTTTTTTATCATCCCTCAAATAGTAATGATATTGGTCGTCTCCAGGTTGACGAGAATAGTAAACTGCTTGATACATAACCTATTTTAAAATTTTTATTTAAAGAATTGCTCTAAATCGGGAGCAAAATAAGATAATGCTTTCATAACTTTCATATCTCGACTTCTGTATACAACATATCCATCTCCAACTTTCTCATAATGGCATGCCTCACCTTGCTGTTCACTTCTAACTTTCACAGTCTCTATTGCTTCTTCCTCTGTTTTACAGATTTTGGATAAATTGGATGCTTGAACTTCTGCGTATCCTGGGATTATTTTGTTCTTTTAGACCAAATACTAAAGCTCCATTTCCTAAACCAACATATGTAATGTCTAAAATGGCATCTAGCACTCCTACAATATCATTTTTCTCAACTGCTTCTTTTAATTCATCTAGTTCCTCTTGTATAAAGTTGATTACAAAATCCGCATCTTCTTTATTGATTGTTGGGGTTGTACGATTTTGCCATGATTTACCCATAGCATTGTTAAATTCTTCTACTTCTGAGATGAAGGGTATTTTTTTATTATTCATTTTTATTTTCTATTAAATGGTAATATAATCTTTGTTTTACTGTGTCTTTCCAAACATTAATTCTAGCGTGGGATAAACTATCTTTTTGTTTTGGATCTATTAGGATCATAAGATTACCTTGTAATTCAGCATCTATTAAAGCTAGGATTTCTTCTTTTGTCATTTCAAATAATCTTGTATAGTTTGAGAATCATTTCTTTCCCATGGATATATCACCCATTCATCCCCCTCATGTGATTTGGCCCATATTGTTGGTTTAAAACTTGAGGTATGAGGTTTATAATGTAAACATGCAAAATAATTAGCATTTATTCTCTCAAATGTTTTTCCGGTATCACAAATATCATCTACAATTAATGTATTTTCTGAGTGAAAATTTATAAGTGGGAGGTTTAATTTGTGAGATAACATAACAGCTGGGATTAGACCTCCCCGAGGTAATCCCATAACTGATGTTATGTTTGGGGGGATTTGTTTGGATAAAATATCAACTAGATTATCAATATCATCCCATGTTAAATATATTTTAGATTTGATGCCCTCCATTGTTTATTTTTAATGAGTCAAAAAATTCTTTTCGAGCTTGATTATCGTTCTCTAAGAATACACCTGATGCTTTAGTTGTAACCATTGAAGCTCCTTGATGTTTAACACCACGACATGAAACACAGTTATGTGTTGCAACTGTTGTAACAATTACTCCACGATTGCCTTCACATATTTTATTTACAGCTTGATGGATAGCGGCGGTTAATTGCTCTTGAATAGCTCCTCTACGGCCAAAGTGTTCAACTATTCTGTTTAGTTTAGAAAGACCAATTACACGCCCACCTTCCCCAACAACATATCCTATATGAACAACTCCTCCAATTGTTTGGTGGTGGTGAGAACACATTGAAGTTAAGGGAATATTTCGTTCAATAACTATTCCATCATATCCGTCTGAGGGGAATGAAGTAATTTCAGACATGTTACTGTATCTTCCAGCAAATAAATCAAATACATAAGCCTTTGCAACTCTACGCGGAGTATTATTTGAGTTTGGATCATTTTTCCAATCCACACCNAATGCTGTTAAGAAATCCCCATATGCTTTTTCGGCTTTATCTACCATTTCCCATTTTTGTTCCTCAGTTAATGGGAAACCAGGTGCAACACCATTTGCAAATCCTACAGGTACACACTCTAGATCTGTGTGTTGTTTTTTACGATTGTTTTCTTGCATGTTAATCTTTAATTGTTATTTCCTTTATTTTATATTGTTTTTTATATCTTTCAATAAACGATTTTCCTATACCAATGTCAATGATTTCATAATCATCTTGGATAAGAGGAGTATGTTTTCTATTGGTGATAATAGAATCTATACTAAAGTTTATATAGGTATTTAGGTAATGTTTTCTACCATTTGGTTTTTTATAAACAACACAAGTAACAATCTTTTCAGAAGCAGGACGGCCCGTTCGAACTATAGGTTGTTTTGTAGTGGTTTTTTTAGAAGGTCTACCTCTTCCCATAACTTTTAATTTTATTGGAATATATGAAGGAGCTTTCGCTCCTCCAAATTATCTATTATATAGAGATCTAATATCGTTTGCAGATTTTACTCCAACTAATCTACCTTTTTCAAATCCATTTTCAATCAAAATTGTTGTTGGAACAGAACGCACGTTATATTGTGCGGCGGTTTGAGAGGAGGCCTCTACATCAATAAATGTAATAGACATTTCTGATTGTAGGGATTCCATTATTGGTTTAAATTGTTTGCATGGTTGGCAATACCCTGCACTAAAATATAGTAGTTGTTTCATTTTATTATAATATAATTGATTTGGTAGTCTCCAAATGTTGTGGTTGTTGTATACATATTGTTAATGTTTATATCTATAAATTGTTTGTGTGGAACCATTAAGTGTTTGACTTAATAATGTTTTTTTAAAACATTTAGTAAATTCTTCTTTTATATCTTCAACAACAATTCCATCTCCCCATACCATCACATCTTTTTTACCCCTATTTTTCCAATGATAATTTTTAGGGTAATTATATAGAAGAAAATCTTCCATTTCTTCCATGGTAAATGAAAGTTCTATTTTAATTTGTTTATCCATATTTTTTATAATTAAACATATCTATTTTTACCAAACATCATGATGTGTAACCTTGGACAAAATCTCCATCCTCGTTTAATAGCTTGTTCTGCAATCCAACCAGTACGTGAATTTAAAGTATTTACATCTACTCCTTCAGGCATCAAACATATATCTGATGGTTCCCAACCCTCTAATTGGTTTAAGATTTCTTCAATTTCTATAATATCTTGGTCTGTGGCTACTACAAATTTTAATTGACAATCATTAAAACCTGATGTTTTATCATTTAAGAATGATTGGATAACAGGGATATTGATTCTATTTCTTTCATGTTTTTCAGCCCATTTTTCACTATATTCAATTCCTGTTTCTTTAAGATTTGCCTGATGGGGGGTTGAGGTAGATAATTTAGGAGACATTGAAACTAAATCAGTATTTAAACTTATTTTTTCTGAATATATAGTTGCGTTGGTTTCAATAGTTGTATGGTATCCTAGTTTTTTTAGTTTTTCTAAAAGTTCTTCTAAAGCTTCGGTTTGCATTGTAGGTTCCCCCCCAGAAATTACAATATGTTTAATATTTTGGTCTTTAGTATTTTCTATTACTACTTTTATGATATCATCTATCTCCATTCTATTTTTTTCAGGATGATGAGATGAATATGGAGTATCACATGGTGATCCTTTTCCATCTAAACCTATCCAAGCACATCGTAGATTACATGCTGATGTACGAATAAAGAGACATGATGTACCTGTTAGTTTACCTTCACCTTGGAATGTTCCAGAATATTGGAATCCAGTTGAATCTTCTTTTAAATTATCTTTAATAGGGAATATCCCTCCTTGAACTAAGTTTAACTTCATAATTATTTTTTTAACATTAATTTTATTTGTACACCACTAGTATTAAACATTCTCCCAATTTCCTCGCATGT